TTCTTGATGACTTCATCGGTGTAGGTCAGGATCTTATCCAAGCTGGTCAGGTCTGCCTCGGTAACGTCATCGAGAGTCCTGATGCTCGCTACCACAGCAGGTCCTACGTCATTGACGGACAACAGCTCTTCATCTGACGAACTGAACAATGCTTCAAATGACGGGAACCGTACCGCCAGTGCTCGCGCTGTGACATCGCCGATTTCAGGAATCCCGACCGCCCGCAGGACTTTATAGAACGGCAGCTTCTTGCAACGTTCGATGCTGGCCATGATCTTATCGGTCGTGGACTCTCCAAGACCGGCCCCATAGAAATCATGCTCGCCCAAGAAGAACAGTGAACTGAACGACCCCAGTGAGCCTACAGCGATCAGACCTTCAACCGCAGCAGGACCCAAATGCTTGACGTCAATGCCACTTCGCCCAACGAAATAGATCATCTTGTTGATGACCTGCGCCGCACAAGTGGCAGGGTTGGTGCAGAACAATTCCACACCCTCATTGTCGCGCTTGGCCACCGGAGACCCACAGCATGGGCATTCGGTTGGTGTTGCGATCAGGCCGTGTTCATCGGTCCGCAAGGCTTCGACCACGCTTTCGATCTTTGGAATCACGTCACCTCGGCGAGAGACCACCACAGTGTCCATAATCCGCAGACCGAGTCGCTCAATCTCCTCGAAGTTGTGCAAGGTCACGCTACTGACCGTCACGCCGCAGAGTTTGACTGGTTTGATCTTGGCCACCGGTGTCAAGACACCCGTACGACCGACTTGGACTTCCACCCGCTCCAGGATGCTCGTTGCTGTCTGAGCTTCGAACTTGTACGCCACTGCCCAACGTGGGGAGGTGGAACGAAAGCCGAGCTTCTGACGCACCTTAGGGTCGGTGATTTTCAGCACCAAACCATCGATGTCAAAGCCAATGGAGCCGCTCTCACGCGCTTCAGCGACAACGTTGATCTGATCCATGATCTTATCGACACTGCCAGTCAAGCCACGCCAGACATGGTTCGCTGTCTCATACGGCCAGGCCAGGTCGTCCACGATCTGACGGAAGGTCTTGTCGATCCACTCCACGTCATCGTGCACGGTGGCTTCATAGGCTACGAACTTCAGCCCGAGGCCTTGGATGGACTCACCGTCTTTACGACGCATGATCCCAGCGACCATGTTACGCGGGTTGGCATAGGTGGGTTTACCTTTTGCCGCACGGCGTTCATTGGCCTTGATGAAGTGGCTGTGAGGGATGATGACCTCACCGCGAATCTCCAGATGGCCTTTGACCGGTTTACCCAGCAGGTCCTGCGGAACGCCTTCAAAGAAGACAGCGTTGTCGATGACATCGTCCCCTTCAATCCCATCACCACGGGTCACCGCTGCAATCAGCTTGCCATTGCGGTAAATGAGGTTCAGGCTGGCGCCATCGAACTTGTATTGCAGTTCAGCCAGTACTGGCATCCCGAGTCCTACGACCCAGTCTGTCAGTTCTTCTTCGTTGTAGACGTTGGCCAGGCTGAGCATCGGCGAGAGATGACGGACTTTATCAAACCCACCATCCGACGGTGCACCCACCAGGTTCAGGGGTGAATGGGGATCATCAGTCTCCCCTTCGAGTTCGCGCAGTTCGCGCTTGAGTGAGTCGTAGACCTCATCCGATACGTCGGACTCACCCTTGTTGAAATACAGATTGTTCAGACGCAGAATCTCAGCACGTAAGGCTTCGATACGGTTGTCCATCGTGATGCTCCTGATGAAAGGTCATCAGACCTGAGTAAAGCCAATCACGGCATCCGGTCGAGGATGCACCAGGGCTTTACTGAAGCCGATGAGCTTGCGACCTTTCGATCGGTCGTTGGGGTCGATGTCAATGCTATTTACCAGCAGCTCTATCGAAGACAGGTGACGGTGTTCGACAAGATTGCCGGCGAGGTACTGAATCGTGGCATGTAATACCCACTTTTCTTCTATTTTCACCAGAGCGTAGGCATGCAGCTCGCCAATCAAGCCGGGTTTACGACGCTGGTAGAGATCCACCAGTCCTTTGATGTCGCCCAGATCACGCTTGGGCCAGGTGACGTACAGCGGAATCACGGCTGTGGTCAGGATGGCTTCAAGGTCAGCGCGCTCCATACCTTCACTGTACGCAACAGGCAGTTCAACGAGGCTTCCATGAGCCAGTCGCTCGGGGACAGCTTCTTTCTCGAGCAGGGTCATTTGCATGTTCATGGCAATACCTTATTTCACCGCGACCAGTTTAGGGCGGTTCTTGAGTTTAGCGGCATCGTCCATGACTTGTTTACGCTCTTGCTCGAACTCCATGAGCTGCGTGGCGCCCAACGGACGCAGGGCGATGTTACCGCCATCGACACTGGCCAGCGGAATGGTCGCGAAGTCGTACATGTACTGCGCGCCTGGCTCACCCATGCCGATCACATCCCCGTAATGAATCTCCAGGGTATGGGCGACGCCCTTGAAGCGGGCACTGAACGAGAAACTGTAATCGTGATACGCGAGATCACGGCAGGCGTCGGCACCGACATTGAGGATGATGAACTCCACCCCGTTGATCACGCTCAGCATACCGGTCAGAAACGGGTAGCGTTCCTTGAACAGTTTATCGGCACGCACGAAGATGTGGACCTTATCTGAACGCAGGGACAGGTAGTTCCGGCAGGCATCGAAATAAAAACGGGCAAGTTGATTGACATCGGGCAACATGAAACATCCCCCTAAGGATTAAGACAAAGGTAATCGTTACTGGCTAGTGCTTTAAGCTCTTTAAAAAGCCCTGTACGGGCCTTTTTGGCTTTAAGTGGGTACTCGTATACCCTGATGGCAGAATCGCGTGCATACAGCTCGTTAAGCAGCTTCTTGGGGTGTTTACCCAAGGCCAGCTGAGCGAGTTGTTTATCGACATCTTTACTGACCTGGTTGCTTTCACCCAGATAGAAACGGCCAGTGGCGTCATGCTCAAGCATGAAGCATCCTTCCTGCACGTCTTCGGTGCGTTTACTGCGTCCACTGGGTGAGTGGAGCCACTTGACGACGGTCAGTGTGTCCATGTGCGGGTTAGCCTTTCTCTGGTATGGTGGCCTCAGCCACGATGTGACCGAATTTAATGATCTTCGACCCAAGGCGGATGTTGGCTGGATCGACAAAGGCGAAGATCGGGATCAGCTCCATCCGTGCCAGCTTGGATTCATCAAAGAAACCGGCATGGTGGTAGCACAACATACCCGTCAATGACCATGCACACCTCCGTTCAGGGAAGTGACCGATAGCCTCAGGCTTAAAGGTCCCGATCAAGGTCGGCCGACGGTAGCGGTTGATGCTGCAGACTTTCGGATCGTCTTCATCAACGTCCGGCCAGACCATGTAGATGTCAATATCACCATTGACCGCAATATGGATGTCATCGGAGGTCGTGTGCTTGGTGGCATCGATAGGCAACTCGACACGGGTCCGATGATGGAAAGTGTTGGTGCTGTCTCGTTGTACGGACAAGACTTTCATGGTCGTTCCTTTAGGTGAGCTGCCGGACTGTCCGGCAGCGTACGGTAACTTTATTGACAGAACTGCTCGTAGTTGATGACGACGGCCTTCTTGTCGGAGGTCACGATGTAGGTGTGCGCATCTTTCAACAACTTGATGCCCTGCTCACCTGTGCCAATGTAGACACCCCACCATTGGTCAGCGGTCAACCCGACAATGGTCATGGCAGTGCCCTTGACATCTACCTGCGTGGTTTCCATCACGTTATCGGCGTGACGGATGTCGAGGCCGAACAGTGACTTTTGCATGTACGAGTATTCACGGCGACCGGTCAAGGTAAAGTGCTGCTTCTCGTCCACGAACTCACAGTTCTTGTACGTCACGATACGTTTGCCGGGTTTGTTGTATTCCAGGTAGAGGTAGTACGCCCCCGCTGAAATCACAGCAATGACGATGAAGTTGATAAACAGGTACGACATCAACAGCGCCCGTTTGACTCTACCGCCGCGCGCCTGAATCTTCTCACGGGCCCGTGCACCAGCATCGTTGTGGTCTTCAGGCATCAGCAGCAGTGAATCGGTCTTCTTCATAGTCTCAATCGGTACACCGTCAATGATACGGACTGAGGTTTCAGGCTTTTCGAGGTCGTTACCCATTAGATCTTCAGCAGACATCTAGGTGTTCCTTCTTAGTTGTGGTTGGCATTCCGTAGTTATAATGTATTGCCCCAGATTTTTTAATTACGGAACCAATAAAAAATAAAGAGGCGGCATAAAGGCCGGGTCCCCCCGGCCCCTATGGCTTAACGCCGTCCATACCCTAACTCTGCGTAAGGGTCATCACGTTCCTCATCGTTCACTACAACGAGGACAGGTTTCGGCATGGTGCGTACGGGCTCCACTGGAGGCTGAGCAGCTACTGTGATGGCTCGGTCGAGGTCGTCAGTCACCAGGACCCGCGTCATCCAATCGACATTGAAGCCGATGAACTTACGCTTACCCTGAAAACTCATGACTCCGCGGCGAACGGTCAAGAACTGCGTGAGACGCTCCATCTTGGTCTGGCTGTCCAGCACGGCAGTGAACACTGCATCTGGTTCAGTCAAGCACACATCCTGGAGACTGCTCAGTGGGTGAGCGACGCTTACGCCTAATGTTGCCAATAGACGGTTTACTTCACTTTCAGAATCGGCCAATACAATGCTCACCCCATTGTCATTGCGCATGATACTTCTCCTCGATATGAAGCCTTAGGTGCCAGTTACTTTTACCATAACAGTAGCGACATCGCGTCCGCTAAAACCTTTTTTGCTGCCAGTGATCACGCGTCCTTCGACACGTGTTCTGGAGACGCGGTTCAGCGCAGCAATGGTTTGTTCTGAGAATTGCTCGGAATCGTAGATGACTTGCGGTTCGACATGGAGGATCTCCGTGAACCCTGCCGAGGAAATGTCCAGGTTGAACACTCCGCCCTTGGCCATCGTAACGCCGTACCATTCTTTTACATCAACCTCAATCAGTCCTTGTGGTGTGTACACCTTACGCGACTTGCGGTCGACGTAAGACTTTATTTTTGTCGGCAGCACCTGGACACTTGCAATAAGCTCGCTTAATCCAGCAACCATGGTTCGACCTATTTCTTCTCGATCGGTTAGCGTGATGACGGCATAGTGGCATAAATGACCTGCACGGGTTTTACTCCGTGCAGGTCATGTAC